AGAATATAATTAATTATTATGGCCAATGAAAGAGATTATATTGCTGAAATACAAGAGATTAATTCCACAGTCTCGCAATATTTTGCGTCCATCGGTCAATCTCAAGAATATTATGAGAAACCATCAAATAATGTAAATACTCTTCAAGCACAATTAGACAATCAACGAATAGGTGTAGGAAATAGTGATACTTCAATTACAGCAACTATTATTGCGGACCAACAAACAGAGTTAGACCGAAAACTCGCAGAAGTTGAGATGCTAAAGGATCAATTAACAATTATGGATATTAAGATTGATCGATTTGATGCTCTTATTCAAAATATAGATAAAGAAATTATCCCTCTTGTTGATGAGATTAATGTTGCGATTGCATCAGTAAAAACTGCTTATGATGCTAGGATTGCTGCTGGTTGTAAAAGTGATTTGTATTGGGAACAGATAGGTACAAAATCTTATGGATTTGGGGGTTTCTATTTTGGAGATACGATATATGAATGTAAGAAAAATCCAAATGTAAAGACGGATTATGGTAAATATGGAATAAAATATTATAGAAGACCACAAAACCAGGATTATGGTGCAAATATTGTTAAAGAATTTTTAGGCAATATTAATATAGGAAGTTCTAGTTTAGCAATATTAAGTAGTGATGGTACATCAAATTTACAAGTTGGAGATACAATTACTGACAATGTAGATAATCCAACAGTATTTTCTTCTGCGAATTTACCTTCAATTGTTGGATTTGGAACGACAGCAATTGTAGCATCTTCTACACAATTTAGTGGTTCAATTAGTATTGGTTCTACTATTATCGCACATACTGGAATTGGAACTACTGGAAATATTAATGTTGGAGATACAATAACTCTCTCTGGTGTTTTGGCACTTAATACAACAGTTTCTGGTATTGGAACCACAATAGAATCTCAGATAGTTTGGAATCCAAATTATGGTGGTGCTGGTGTTGGTTCAATGATAAGCACATCAGTATCTGTAAATAGTTTGATTGTAAGTACCGCAGCAATTGGTAATACAACAAATGGTTCATTTACGGTTGGTATTTTATCCACATTTCCATCAGTAATTTTGAGTGGTACATCCATAAAGGCAGCAGCCAATACCAATTTTACAGATATAAGAACTACACAAACTGACGCAACTATATTTGATTATTCAAACAATCCTATAGACCCAGTAACTGTTGGAATTATGGGAAATGATGCACTTGGATTTGGACATAAGTTAGTAAGAGTGAATAATGGAAGTCCAGTCGGTCCTTTCCAATGGAAAGAGGTGATGACTTCTAGTTTTTCGGATAAAACAGACGCACAATTAAATGATAATGAAAGATATTTAAGGACAACATACCCAGAACCTGCCTGTGGTGCTGGTTATGAGAGATATTATCCTGGCAATACTTCTTGGCCTATTAAGATTACTTATACTTATGGAATTACTGGGTATCCCGCAATATCCACATCATCCACATACGCACAAGAGGGGGATACAATTACTGTTGGTTTTGGTTCAACAACTCCTTTTGGTATTGGTTATACGGGAACATCTTCGAATAATCCAAGTGCTGGTACTTGTACACCACTTGATACTGCAATTACTACTGCAGAAACAAGTAGAGATGCGATTATTGCAAGAAACACTCCAAAGATTGATAGTTTAATTACATCATCAAGTGCTCTGAGAAGTATCCGAGATAAGATGGAAGGACAAGCATTTGCTGTTTTGCAAGGAAGAGTATATGGTGATGTTGAGGTCAATAAACTCAAAACAGAACTTGCAGCATTGCGAGCAGTAGATTTAAAACAGTTTGAACCACCAACATATTATTTCAATCCAGATACAGGAAAAACATCTTCTTCCACTGTTGGTATTGGAACTATTTAATTTTGCTCCATAGAATGAAACCTATATATTATAAGAAAAAAAGTACCAGCAATAAGTAATGACGGACAGATTTCCACTTATAGCAAATCCAACATCCAAGCAAATTGAGGAGTTGGCTTCTGGTGATAATTTAAATCTCCAAGGAAGTGGTATTGTTGGTGCTACAACTATAACCGCAGATAAGTTTGTTGGAACTCTACAAGGAAATGCAACGAGTGCAGACACATTAAATGATGCTGCGAATATAACTTCCGGAACAATTAGTTCTTCTAGATTATCTGGTTATTATGGAATTGATGTAAATAGTGCAAATATACTTACAAATGCTGCTGGTATAACTTCTGGTTTTATTAGTAGTGAAAGATTGTCTGGTTATTATAATATTAATGTTTATGGAGCATTAGGATCTCAATACTTAACTCGTGCTGAAAATATTCTTGCTGGATTTATAAATCCAGCAAGAATGCAAGGAACATATAATATTAATGTTTCTTCTGCTGCAACTGCATCAAATTTAACACCAGGTCTTTATGCCGTTAATATTTCCGGAAATGCGGCAACTGCTACTACTGCTACAAATCTTTCTGGTGGTAATGTTACTGGAACAAGTTTAAACATTAGTGGCAATTCCAATTTAGGTCTTACCACAACCACAAATCTAACAGTAACGAATACCGCAACTATTGGATATTCTACAATCACGAGTGCTTCAATTGGAGTTGCTACTATAGGATTTTTGGGAGCAACCAACTCTAATGTTTCTGGAACTTCAACTGTAGGATTTTTAACAGCATCTAATATTTCTACACCAAATGCAACAATTGGAATTTTAACAGCAACTACATTATCTAATATTAGTACTGCCAGTATTACTAATTTAACTGTTGATTATCTTAGAGGAATTCAAATTACTTCTCTTGATAGAATTAATACTGGAATTGCAAGTGTTGGAATAGCAACCATTGGGATTGCTTCAATTACAAATGCGTATATTGGTATTACTACTGTAGGTCAGATTAATATTTCTTCTGGAATAATTACCGCAACCACATTTAGTGGAAATCTATCTGGAACTGCTACAACTGCTAATAATCTTTCAAATGCTTCGGGAATAACAACTGGTATAATAGATCCAGCAAGATTATCTGGAACTTATAATATTAGTATTACTGGTGATTCTCAAGCATCCACAGCAACGACATCAGTAAATGTTATTGGTGGTATTGCCTCTGTTACAAATTTAAGAGCAACAGGAATTACAACTCTTGGTGTTATTAGTGTTACTAATTTTAGAGCAACAGGAATTACAACTCTTGGTGTTACTACTGTAAGTGAATTAAATTCTGCTGGAATTGTTACTGGGTCTTCCTTCTCTGGAAGTGGACTTAATTTAGTTGGCATTGTAACGCAACTTACAATAGGAACTGGTCTTACTTTAACTTCTTCTCAAGCACTTGGAAAAGGAACAGTTCAAGTTGGAATTAAGACTTCAATTGGAAAAACAATTTATGTTTCTTATTTGGGAAGTGACACAAATACTGGTTTGGTGGAAAGTGATGCAAAGAGAACAATCAAAGCAGCAGCAGCACTTGCATTACCTGGAGATACAATTAAGGTATTCCCTGGAACTTTTGTCGAAAACAATCCCATTACATTAGCAGCAAATGTTTCCGTGCAAGGAACAGAACTTCGTAACTGTACCGTAACTCCACAATATCCAGATCGAGATTTGTTCTATGTAAATAACGGTTGTCATATGACAAACCTGAATTTTAATGGTTCTCCTGCAACTAATGGTGCATCAGTTATATCATTTGTTCCATTGTCTGGTGTTTCATCAGATAGATTTTTTGATGCAGCAAGAATGATTCGATTGAATCTTGATTTTATTGCAAGTGAGACTGTGGGATATTTGACGAGCACTGATTATAGAAGTCCAGCATTTACAATTGGTGTAAGTACAATAAGAAACTGCAAGGAAGATATCGTATCGATTTTTAAAGCAGTTTGTTATGATATCACAAGAGGTGGAAACTCCAAGTCTGTTGGCGCAGGCAAATCATATTATACGGAAGCAGGAGCACTTCAGCATATTGTTGGAGTAAAAACAGAGACAATTGATGCACTAAACTATGCTGCTGGAATTGCAAGGTCGTGCATCAATAATGTTTCATTTGCAAAAACAAGTGGTGGAAATTATCAAACATATTATACTCAAGTAAAAGATTTAAGTATGCAACCCGATGGTGCATATGGAAATCAAAGTTTAAGTGGTTGTGCAAATGTTGTATCAGCAATTTACTCTTGTGTTGGTGTTGTTACAACGATCATCAATCAAGGATTGAGTGTTCTTGGTGTGGGAATTAATACCACATATCCAGGCAATTCTGGCATTGGAACTACCAATCCAAATGACCCATCATTCTCTCCAGGTGTTGGAAATATTGACAAGGGACCTTATATTCGTAACTGCACTAACTTTATTGCAAATAGTATTGGTCTCAAAGTTGATGGATTTACAGCAGAACCAGGAGACCAAGATGATATTGGTGTAACTGGTTCGATGAGTGTTGATAGTTATACTCAATACAATCAAGGTGGTATTGGTGTTTCAATTACAAATGGTGGATACGCACAGTTAGTTTCTATCTTTACGATTTGTGATGATATAGCAATTTATACAGCATCTGGTGGGCAGTGTGATATTACGAACTCCAACTCATCATTTGGCAATTACGGTCTTTATGCAGTTGGTGTGGGAGATAATACAACGAAATCCATTTACCGTTATACTGGAACTGCAACAACAGAAGCAGCAGCAAGGTCAAATGTAATTACGATTTCTGGTGTTGGAACCAATCGTCCTTATGACGGTCAATCTTGTTACTTTGGAACTTTATATTATAATATCAATACTATTCGAGTAGATGGTGGTGGTTCTGGATATACAGGTCAACCAACTGTTACGATTAGTGATCCAACTGGACCAAATGGAGTTGCCGCACAAGCATCAGCAACAGTTGTAAATGGTTCAGTCACCGAAATTAACGTTTTAAATTCTGGTTCTCAATATTTAAATGCTGGTGCAACAATTACAATCGCAGGACCAGGAGGTGCAGGAACAACAGCAACAGCATCTGTTTCGAATTATCAACCAATTTATTATAAGGTTGCTTCTGCAACTTTACCTTCTGCTGGTATTTCCACAGTCACATTTTTACAGACACTAAATAATACAGTTAGTGCTGGAACGACTGTTTATTTTGCAAGAGGAAGTTTACAACTCGCATCCACAATTTCATTCGAACACGTTGGTGCTGGTACAAACATCTTTACAGCAAAACCTGCTCTTGGTGGTGTTGTAATCCCTGAAAACAAAGTAGTTCAAATTGATGGTGGAACTGTAACTTATACAAGTACAGACCAATCAGGTAATTTTAATATTGGTGATGGTGTTGTGATTAACCAATCAACAGGTCAAATATCAGGTAGAGATTTTACAAAAGCACTATTCACTACTATGACACCATTTATTCTTGCACTATCAGATTAAGGAGGAGTATTAGAAATGGCAATTGCGGCAGCAGCAGTAAATAATTTTAAAACATATACCAAAGTTGTTGGGTTGACGACTGATCTTGTTTACACAGCACCCGCAGGATATGTTGGAGTATTTCTATTAGCTCAGTGTGCTAATATTAGTGATAGTACTCAATCGATTAGTTGGTATCACAATCGTGTAAGTTCTGGTTCAACTGTAACCACAGAAATCGTAAAAGATTTTTCAATTCCAGCAAATGATACAGCAAATCTATTGCCTGGTAAATTGGTATTGGAAACTGGTGACTTCATTACAATCGTCGGAAGTGCAAGTACGACTCCAGCAAAACTTAAGTTTATTACAAGTGTTCTTGAAACCTCAAATCAATAATAGATAAATGGCAACTCCAGGATTTCTCAGCAAGAGAGTTAAAAAGAAATCACAAACTGGTCTTACGACAGACCGTTATGAATTTTTGGGTCTGGACCAAGCAGAACCAGATTTGGGTGACCCATTAGTTGGACTTTCTTCTATTGGTGCAAATCCTCCTCCAATTGGCGCAACTCAATATGTTTTAGTTGCTGCTGGTGGAAATACCGGAAAACGATACTGGGTTGCTTCTTCTCAAATAACTGGATCTGGATTAATTCCTGGTTCTTTTACTGTATTTAATAACAATATTCAAGTTGGTGCAGCAAATAGTTTTAATAGATTTAATTTTGTTGGCACTGGTGTAACAGTAGATTTTGTTGGAGCAGCAGTAACACAACAAACTGGTATTGCAACAGTTAGAATTTCTGTAACAGATTTAATTGGTCCAGGAAACGTAGATTCGATACCATATAAGGCAAGTAGTGGTCTTTTAGCAGGAGCACCTGATTTTGTATATTCTAATACAAATATTGGCATAGGTTCGACACAACCAACAGTAAAACTTGACGTTATTGGTAATACAAAAGTATTGGGTATTGTAACTGCTACTACTTTTGTGGGAAATCTTACAGGAAATGTCACAGGAAATCTTACAGGAACAGCAACAACAGCAACTACTGCTCTTGGGTTCTCTACAACTGCCAGTATCAATACTTCTGGTATTATAACTGCTACTGGAGGTTTTGTAGGAAGTCTTACTGGAACAGCAACTACTGCCAATAACGTAAGTTCTACTATTGATATTAATACTTCTGGTATTATAACTGCTTCTAGTTTTACTGGAAATCTTACTGGTACAGCAACTACTGCCAATAACGTAAGTTCTACTATTGATATTAATACTTCCGGTATTATAACTTCTACTGGAGGTTTTGTAGGAAATCTTACTGGAAATCTTACTGGTACAGCAACTACTGCTAATAACGTAAGTTCTACTATTAACATAAACACTAGTGGGATTATAACTGCTAATGCATTTTATGGCACTTTGGTTGGAAGTTTATCATCATCTACAGGACAAAATTTTCCTTCCATAAACGTTAGTGGTTTTTCCACATTTACTGATGGGCCAGTTATTATAGGAACAGCAACTTCTACTGGAACAGCAGCACAAAGACTTCAAGTTACTGGTGGTGCTTATATTTCTGGTTCTGTTGGCATAGGAACCACAAATCCAAGAACACCACTTCAAGTTGAAACTTATGGAATAAAAACTGGAGTTGGAACATTTTTTGCATCTGTTGGTATTTCTACAACGATAGATAGTTTCTCTGTTTCTTCTACTGACTTTAAGGTTGCCGAATACACAATTCATATTGGTTTTGGTTCTTCTATTCAGGCACAAAAGGTTCTTGTGACACAAGATCAAACTACTGCATATTCACAAGAATATGGAGTAATGTATAATAATTTACCAATTGTTTCTATTGGAGCAACAATTAGTGGTGGAAATTGTATTCTTCAAGCAACTCCACAAACTGGTGTTAGTGGTTTGACGACTTATAGATTTGCTAGAAATACTTTACTCTAACACTGAATTTATATTATGTTTTTCGGTATGCCTAGTTCCCAATTCATAAATAACTAAAAAGACCGATGGCAGATAAAAACTTTGGAGTAAAGGGGATAAACTTTGTTGGTGACCCTGGTACGCCAACAATTTCTATAGCATCTTCTACCATCACTTATGCGGGAAGTTTGAATCTTAACGCACCAACTGTTGCTATTAGTACTGACGTTTCCATCGGTGGTAGAGTTGCATCGAATTTAGTTTTATCAAATACTTATTCAGTTGGTATAGGAACCACAGTTCTAACTGAAAGATTAAATGTAAGTGGAAATGCAAATATTTCTGGTATTGTAAGTGCTACTCGTTTTGTTGGTTCTGGTGTTAGTTTAACTGGAGTACTAACAAATCAATCATCCACAATCAATACTGGTGAATATCAGTACCTTTTAGTTACACCTCAAACTTCTGGGACTATTTCGAGTGTTTCTTCATCATACAATTATATTATTTTTAATCCTGCTGCAAAATATCTAGGAATTGGAACAGATACACCAGCAGCAGGATTGGATGTAAATGGTACTGGGAGATTTATAGGTGCTGTTACTGCTCCAACTTTTCAAGGTACTGCTACTACTGCTACAAATCTTGCAGATGCAGCAAATATAACTACTGGTATTGTTAGTACCGCAAGATTATCCGGAACTTATAATATTAGTATTTCTGGCAATGTTGCAACAGCAACTACTGCTTCTAATTTAACATCAACTGCAAGTGTAAACACTAGTGGTATTATAACTGCTACTGGAGGTTTTGTAGGAAATCTTACTGGAACAGCAACTACTGCTTCTGGTTTAACTACAACTGCCAATGTAAACACTAGTGGTATTATAACTGCTTCTAAATTTGTAGGACCAATTGAAGGCACTATTACTGGTATAGCAGATACTGCTATACAATTACAAAATACAAGATATTTTAGTGTAAGTGGTGATGTTTCCACTGGTTCTTCTGTTGCATTTAATGGAACTCAAAATGTTGGATTGGCAGTAACTTTAGCACTTTCTGGTGTTACTTCTGCAACTTATGGTTCAAGCACTGCTATTCCATCAATTTCAGTCAATAGTAAGGGCATAATTACTGGAGTAACCACCAGTGGAATCACTGTTGGTGATGGGACATTAGACCTCAAAACATCAGGAACGGGATTATCTGGTATTGCGACCTTTACTGCAAATCAAGCAACAGGAACTGCAGTTACATTTACAGTAACATCAAATGCAACAAGTGCCAACACAGCAGGAGCAATTGTTGCTCGTGATGCAAGTGGAAACTTTAGAGCAGGAATTATCACCGCTACCACTTTCTCTGGTACAGCAACTACTGCTAATAACGTAAGTTCTACTATCAACATCAATACTTCTGGCATTATAACTGCTACTTCATTTTCAACTGGTATTTCAACAGAAAATATAGGATTTGCCACAGGTATTATTAGTGGTCCAAATACAATTTATATTAGTCCACATCAAATTGGTGTATCCACAGGAACTGTAAGAATTCTTGGAAATCTTCAAGTTGATGGGACAACAGTTACAACCACACAAGCAACTATACAATCAAGTGCTAAAACAATTGGAGTTGCAGTTTCCTTTACAGACCCTATTTTATTGGATGGTGCTGGAATTGGTATTGGTTCAACTTCAATTCAAAAAACTTTACTATGGAACTATGGTTCAAGTGCATTAAAATCAAGTGAAAATTTTAACCTTGCAAATGGAAAAGTTTATCAAATCAATGATAATCCAGTTTTAAGTTCCACTGAACTTGCATCTAGTGTTTCTACTGCTTCTGGCATAACGAGTGTTGGAACTCTTCAGCAGTTAATTGTTTCTAGTAATACATCATCAAATGCAGTAAGAATTACTCAAACTGGTTCTGGAAATGCTCTGATAGTTGAAGATGAAGCAAGTCCAGATGGAACTGCTTTTATTGTGAGTGCTAATGGTTCTATTGGTATTGGAACCACAATTCCAGAATATAAACTCACAATTACTAATAATGCTCTTCCAACTACTGGGCTAACACATGCGATTGCTGATTTTACTGGCAGTGTAGATGGTTATACTCAACTTAATATAAGAAACTCTCTTGCTGGTACAAGTGCTTCTGCTGATTTGATTGCTACGGCAGATACTGGGTCTGATACAACAAACTTTATTGACTTAGGTATTAATAATAGTACTTTCTCTTCTGGTTCTTGGACGGTCAATGGAGCATTGGATGGATACTTATATACTTCTGATGGTAGTTTATCAATTGGTATTGCTACTAGTAATGCAGCAAAGTATCTTTCATTCTTTGCTGGTGGATTTTTATCAGCAAACGAGCAAGTAAGAATCAATCAAACTGGTGTTGGTATTGGAACTACAAATCCAACATCAAAACTTACAGTTGTTGGTGATGTTAGAATTACTGGGGTCAGTACTTTAGGAATTACAACAACAACAAATTTAACAACTCAACAACTTAATGTTTTTGGTATCTCAACAGTAGGATTCTTAACTGCCACTGATGCTTATATTGGAGTTGCAACAGTAGGATTCTTAACTGCCACTGATGCTTATATTGGAGTTGCAACAGTAGGATTCTTAACTGCTACTAATATTTTTGTTTCTGGTGTTACAACGTCTACTGATTTTGATTCACTTTCGGATTTCAACTTAAAAACTAATATTCATCAAATTGATGGTTC